AGATATAACTACTAAAAACTCAGTTTACAACACTCTTGGCGCACAATCTCAGTGGGTCCAACACCGATTTGGGAAAAGGGATTATCCCAAAACTGAGATAGATCTAACTCTAATCAATAAGATATTACATCATACTGACGACACCGTTCATTTTACTTCTATTTTTGGTGATCCTACTAGTCATTCACAATTTTTAGAAGTACTGAATGCTACATCTCATGGTAAAAATGTTATTAGCACTAATTTAAATTTTGCTGATGACAGAATAATAGAAGCATTTAATAAGCAACAATCATATCTAGTCGTACCATTATATGGTATTGAAGACCTATGCGATAAGATCGTTCTAAAATCAAACTGGGAAGTTATATTAGACAACTTAAAAAAATTAGAATGTGCTGTTTGTGTTGAGTTTTATGTGTTTGAACATAACATCCACCAACTAGACCATATTAAGTCAATTGCAAAAGACTTAAACTTTGATCTTAAAATTAAAAAAGGTGTAGCGTTGCATCCTAAAGGATTCTCACCTATAGTAGACTATAATGGTAATTGGTTATATGATGTGTATTCGTGCAACGAAACAACACAAAAAATAACATGGAGTGGTTTACATAAAACTGTTAAAGGTTATAACAGTCTAATACATTTTATTAAACCAACAACTGGAAGAAATATATTAAATAACCCATTTATCTATAAAGTAGATAACAAACACTGTTACGATGATAACTTAAGTATCAGTGCAACAGGTCATGTTTTTCCGTCTTTTGAAATGCATCAAACATTCTCAAATGCGTTATGCACTGATTGGAATCTGTCTTTCGCAAATATTGTCGGTTACGATAAAATAACTGTGCGAGAAGATCTTAAGCACCAGTGTGCAATCCTCACCAATGTACTTAAATTTTTAGAGATAGGTAACAATCTATACAAAAAAGACCTATCTGATATATTATCCGACTTTGCTAATAGCAATATCTGATATATTATTACAATGATCGTAAGGGCATTCTGTGAGACTTTTAGGTAGTTCCCAACTATTTAAAGTAGCTATGTTACCAAAATGTTTTGCACCGCACCAGCTGCTATAAATATCGCCGCTAGCATCAATAGTAAGACTTTCAAACCCTAAATAGCACTTCATGCCTTTAAACTTATTCAGCCCTTCGTTAATAATCTGATGACTTTGAACGTACTTAGCTGTTCCGTCGTCATATAAGAATTCGGTCATCCAGTCACGTGGATCAGGTTCAAACGCAGGTTGATCAGGATCAGGTGGGGGCATTGGCATAGGCTTAATGCCTGGGCGTTTGATAATTTCTAATTCGGTATCAGTGTAAGGCCAATATGTATCTTGTTTGCTGTCTCTGCCTAGCAGCTTTTTGTACATGGTTTTAACACATATACTTACATTATTATAATTGTTGCGATCACAGTTTAAAAATAAATTACGCAATTCTTCGACATCGTTGCCTAATTGCTCAACTTGGCCGCCGATGCCCGCAATGTTGATGTCAATGCTAACGTAGTCCTTTATCTCATTAATAACATTAATAAGATGTTGCTTCTCCATACTTTGTGGGTGCCATGTAATAACTACGCCATTTAGGTAATGCTTGGCTTTGCTCCACCAGTTAACGGTTCGACTTGCATTAGTGAATGCTACACTGCTACAACTATGTTCGTTAATTTTACGTATAATATCTTCAAAGCCGGCCATTACGGTAACTTCGCCGCCGATGAGCTCGAAGTGTACGCTTTTGCCTATACTAGCGTAATGGCTGCATATGCGGTCAACTGCATCTAAATAAGATTGTAAGGGTAACCAAGGTTTACTGCTGTCGTGTAAGGCAGGTGGGCAGTATTCACAGTTAAAATTACACTGATTGCCCATATTCCATTGTACACGGATTGGACTGTTAGGTTGTCGTGCGTGAGGGCCTTTAACTGATACTAGTTGGGCCATTATGTTACGTGTACTGTTGGTGCACCGGTGTTAACAACATGAGCACAAGTAGCTTTGCTTAAGCCTTGTACAACAACAGGACGTCCTTCTGCAAATACAGTTGCGCTGCCTGTAATGATCGTAGGAGAAGTGTGGGGTGCTACCCCGTGAGGACTAACTAGATCGCCTATTAAGCTAACCTTAGTTCCTTCTGCAAATACTGTTGCTGCCCCGGGGCCTAAATCAGTGCCCGGGCCAACTAAACTTCTTCCTACTAATCCTAATTGTGGCATAATAATATTTATGCCGTTTCGTCGCTTTCGACTTCTTCGACTACGCTTTCAGCTTCTTCTGCCTTCTTCTGTTCAGCAATTAAATCTTCGTAGTCAAGCACTGTGGTAGGCAATGATTCCATTACAGCTAAAAACTGCTTACCTTCAGTGATAATAATGTCAGCTTTTGCAGTTAGTGCAAAAGGAGCAAGTGCAACAGTATCGCCTGCTACTACGACAATCTTTGGATATTCCAGTGTTATAGTATCAGTTTCATCATCGAACCCGATGAGTTTAGCAATAATCTCGTCGCCCTTGCTGGTCTTTAATGTTACAACTTTACCTAATAATTCGTGTATATTGTATAGCATGTGTGTCTTACTCTTACAGTGAGCCTAAAGAGTTTAGGCCTAGTTTAGTCTTAATATCATCAACACCCATATCACGAAGACCAGTGAAACCACCTTCTACAAATAGCTTACCGTCCTTGTAAATCTGTGGCATAGTTCGATGCCCTTCATTGATGACAAACGTCTTAGCACTTTCATCAGTTTCAATGTTTACTTCTTCGTACGGAATGTCGTTGTTCTTTAGTAGTGTTTTTGCTTGTAAGCAATAACCGCAATTATTCTTTGTGTATAGTGTTAGCATTATAGACTGAATCCCTTAAATGTGTCTTCTGTTACGTCCTGCTTTGTGCCGCCGATAACGTAACTTGTAATTTCTGTTTCTTGCGGTGCAACTTGAACTTCAGCGCCGCTGATCCACTTCTGTGTCCATGGTAGCGGATTGCTCGATGATGTTGAATACGGAACAGTTAGCCCTACTGAACGCATTCTACGTGCTGCGATCCACTCAACATATTGCTTGAGTAGGTCAGCGTTTAGACCAATCATGCTACCATCCTTAAACAAGTAGTCTGCCCAAGCCTTTTCTTGCTCTACCGCTTCCATGAACATTTCTAGTGCATGACCTTCGCATTCTTGTGCAATCTTAACAAAGTCTGCATCGTCTTGTGGTAATAACTTTAGTAGCTGTTGCGTACTAGCAAGGTGCACATTTTCATCACGAGCGATTAGCTTAATGATCTTAGCGTTACCTTCCATCTTCTTTAGTTCAGCAAATGCCCAACTACATGCAAAGCTAACATAGAAGCGTACACCTTCGAGAATGTTTACACTCATTAAGCAAAGCCATAGCTGCTTCTTTAGCTCATAAAGGTCAACAACAACCTTCTTACCATTAACAGTATGCTCACCTTCGCCAAGTAGGTTATACCAGCTAGTCAGTTCAATGAGTTTGTCGTAGTTTCTACTAATGCTGTCTGCACAACTTACGATCTCAGGCATTGATGCCATTTCATCAAAGACCTTACTTGGATCGCTGTAGATGTTACGAATAATATGTGTATAGCTACGGCTGTGAATCGTTTCACTGAATGCCCAAGTTTCAATCCATGTTTCTAGCTCAGGAATACTAACAATAGGTAGGAAGGCAAGATTAGGACTGCGGCCCTGTACGCTATCTAACAGAATCTGACGCTTTAGGTTACTGGTAAAAATGTGCTGCTCATGCTCAGTAAGATCCTTAAAGTCTTTAGCGTCACGTAGGATATCAACTTCTTCTGGTCTCCAGAAGAAGCCTAGTTGCTTTTCAGTAATCTTGTCAAACTGACGATACTTAAGAAGATCGTAACGTTGCATTGTTACGCCACCTGATGCATCAAGAAACATCTTGGCTTCAGTGTGATTCTTTGTATTCTTAGAATTATAAACAGAAATACTCATACTTACCTTTCCTACTCTTAAAATTAAATCTTGCAGCTATCGCAGTCGTCATCTACAACAGTCTCGCCAGCAGCTAAAGGTTCTTGTAGCTTATCGAAGTCTACTTCGCCTTGACCGTCGAATGTGTTGTTGTAGTATAACTGCTTACCGCCGTACTTATAGAACATAACAATATGTTGTAGTAGTAGGCTCATTGGAATCTTTTCGTCCTCAAAGTGTTGAGGATTGTAACTAGTGTTAACACTAATGCCTTGGTCAATATACTTCTGTAGTACAGCACAAATCTTCAAGTATCCCTCTGGACTCTTCTGACTCCATAGTAGGTCATACTTGTTCTTAAGGCGTGGATAGCCAGGAACAACTTGCTTTAGCTGTCCGTGCTTACTGCCCTTAACACTAACATAGCTACGTGGCGGTTCAATACCGTTAGTGCTGTTACTAATCTGTGCAGATGTTTCTGCTGGCATTAGTGCCATTAGTGTGCTATTACGAATACCATGCTTCTTTAGGTCGTTGCGTAGTGACTTCCAGTCCATACGCTCCTTATGCTTAACTAGTTCGTCTAGTTCACGCTTATAAGTCATGTTAGGCGTGATGCCATCACCGTACTTAGTTTCGTTGCTCTTTGGACATGCACCCTTTTCTTGTGCTAGCTTAACACTTGCCTTGATTAGATAGTAACTCCATGCTTCAGCCCACTCGTCAACTAGTTCGAGATTTGGATTCTGATAGTTAGTGTCGTTCTTAGCAAGCCAATATGCAAAGTTAATAATACCAATGCCTAGCGGACGGCGATTCATTGTGCTTAGTTCAGCAGCAATTACTGGATAGCTCTGATAGTTTAGTAGTTCATCAAGAGCACGTACTGCTAGCTCGCATGGCTTTTCAAAGTCTGCTGGATTCTTAATGTTGCCCCAGTTAATTGCGCTTAGTGTGCAAAGGCTAATCTCACCATCTGGGTCATTGATGTCCTTAAGTGGCTTAGTGGGTAAGTTAATCTCACAGCAAAGGTTGCTCTGTCTAACAGGTGCAATATCTTCTTTGAACGATCCATGTGTGTTAGCATGGTCAACGTTCATTAAGTAGATACGGCCAGTGTCCTTACGTTCTTGTACAAACGCACTGAACAAATCAATTGCCTTTACAGTCTTTTTACGTAGGCGTGTATTTCTCTCTGCGGTTTCATAAAGTTCTCTAAACTTGTCTTGATCGTTAAAGAACGCATCATACATTTCAGGAACATCATGCGGTGAGAAAAGTGTAATGTCGCCGCCAGTGATTAGACGCTCGTACATTAGCTTGTTAAACTGTACACCGTAGTCCATGTGGCGTACACGATTGTCTTCTGTACCCTTGTTGTTCTTAAGAACTAGCATGTCCTCAATTTCAAGGTGCCAAATTGGATAATACAGAGTTGCTGCGCCGCCACGTACACCGCCCTGGCTACAGCTCTTTACTGCTGCCTGGAATAACTTATAGAAAGGAATAACGCCAGTGTGAGTTGCATCACCGTTACGAATAGGTGAACCAATAGCACGGATGCTACCGGCGCCGATGCCAATACCTGCCTTCTGACTTACATACTTAACTACTGCGCTAGATGTTGCGTTAATGCTGTCTAAACTGTCTCCGCTTTCAATTAGTACACAGCTACTAAACTGACGCTGTGGTGTACGGACGCCTGCCATAACAGGAGTAGGCAAGCTAATGTCAAACGTACTAATAGCATCATAGTAGTCTTTAACGTACTGTAGACGTGTTTCCTTAGGATACTTGCTGAATAGTGTTGCACTAATCATCATGTATGCAACTTGAGGGGTTTCAAAGATTTGACCAGTAGCACGATTCTGCACTAGGTACTTGCCGCGGAATTGTTCCATGGCAGCATAAGTAAGCATGTTATCACGACTGTGCTGTATATAATCGTTGAGCTGATTGATTTCATCTTCAGTGTACAACTCTAGGATTTCAGCATCATAGAAACCCTTCTTGATGTTGTTGTTAATGATCTTTAGTAGATGTGGCGGATTGAAATCTCCGTAAACGTGCTTACGAAGATGATACACAATCAAACGTCCAGCTACATACTGATAGTTAGGGGTTTCTTCTGTAATAAGGTCAGCTGCGCTCTTGATAAGAGTTTCTTGAATGTCGCTGCTAGTGATGCCATTATAAAACTGTAAATGAGTACGGATTTCCACTTCACTAGGGCTAACACCGCTAATGCCCTCACATGCGTGAAATACTACCTTGTGAATTTTATCGAGGTTGAGTTCCTCTTTGCTACCGTCTCTTTTTGAAATAAGAATAGGCTTGGACATCTACTATTTTTCCTGTCGTGTTATTGTTTTAAGTTTTTGTTATGACTTGTTTGTCTATTATATAGTACTTTACTTATCTAGTCAATAGCCAAGTTTATCTGCTGTTATAATATGACTAGAAAATTTGGTCGAGTTTTCTTCACAGAACTCAACAGTTACTACACTGTCTGGGAGGAAATTATAGACTAACCCTTCATGCACAAAAACCAATCCATCAGTTCCTGTTATGTGATTACTTACCACATCAAACTGATACTGATCGCTTTTCGTGAGTTTGAGGTTAACAAGCGTACTAGCAAGGACAAGTGTTAAGCCGCTTTGGCAAAACATGCCCTCGCTTACTATTTCAAATGGTAGTGGCCAAGATTCTGGAGTATAATAATCAATATTTCGTCTATCGACTTTAACTTCAGAAAATGCTTTAACTACATCGTCGACTGTTCCGTTTGTAGGAAATTCTTGTCTAAACTTTCTCCAGACTGCTAGCCTATCAGAACCTGTGTGTGTTTTCCGAAACATTTGTTACCTTTTATAGTGCGCTCCAGCGTCTTACCAAGTATTTCATTGATAAGTCTCGTCCGATACCATTTACTACTGTAAACTCAATATCTGTTCCTGTCAATGACGCAGTGAAGGTAACGTTACCAGATAATCCAGTATCAACCATTTCACTTGCCATGTCTTGGAAAAGAACAGCACCTGCTCCAGCATTAAAATCACTACGGCCTGATACTAGCATAGTACCAGTTCTTTGATAATTTTCGCCAGCTACAGTTACAGAACTTGCTTCAGTAATGCTGTAGTCAATAATGTATGTATCGTAAACATTAATGCTTTGAGTTAGACCTGTAATTGTGCCGCCGGCAGCTGGAATAGTTGCAGAGTTTAGTTCTGCGTAAGAAACAGTTCTATCACCAAGTGCAACACTTGAACGTGTTTGTAGCTCAATATTTGTCTTTAAGTTTACAAGACCTTTAATGTTTTGATTGTCTGGATCTGGTCTTTCAAAGAAGATAGTATTTACAATCTTGTTAAAATCTCTTGCTTCTTCTCTACTGTTGAATGTAATTTCGTCGTAGGTATTATCAATAGAAGCTAGGTATTGACCAATTGATCTAACCTGATTTAGATCTGCTTGTGTATACTTAACCCCTACACCTGCGCTAGAGAAAATATCAACTAAGTCGCTTTCTAAACAGCTATTAATCCATCTTTCTAGTTTAGCTTTAACAGTTTCGTCTCGAGTATATTCACGTTCTACTATCTCTAACACACTAAGAGTTGGTTGGTTATAATCTTCGTGTAATCTAAAATTCATACCAACACTAGTGTACTCAGGCTTGTGAGTAATATAAATTTTGTTTGACGAGTCAGGAATAAAACCTAAGTATGGCCAGTCATCTAATGAATTAACAGTTGACTGAACTTCTGCTAAGGTTGTATTTGCGCTTAAATCAATACTTCTAACAGGAATAACATTTGCTGTTCCGCTGTTTAAATCCGGAGAGAAGCTACCTGTTACTTGCCCTACAACTACTGCATCTGGTTGGATGAAGAATGTATTTAAACTTGATACTGAAAGTACATCAAATGTTGCGTTGCTAATTGCACTTGTATTCGATGATGTAATAGATACATCATCCATTGAACCTGCAAACCCATGCAACGTACTAAACACTTGTACTTTACTTACACCGGTAGGGTCATCACCATAGTTAATAAACTGTACGCTACTATTTCCGAGGAAGTTTGATGATGATGAATTAAACGCAATTACACCTGAAGTTGCAGGGTCGTTTGAAACTGTGAACACAACTCCGTTTAATCCTGTTGTATTGCTACCGTCTACAATTAGAATATTTGCGCCTTGGTTTACCCCGTCAACGTTACCAGTTAATGTAACAGTTGCATTCGCACCAGTTGAATCAGCATTAGCTGTAACCGATCTTGCTACACTAAATGAGTTTGATGGTAATGCAACAGTAACGTTTGCTGTAGTAGCACCAGTAATCTGGAAAACTTTACCATTTAGGTATCCTGGAACGGCCTCAACGTAAATATAATTATATGGACCTGCTACATTATATGTTGGTACTGACGCAACATCAAACGTGATAGACGGACCAGAAACTGTTACTGCCGAATTAGCGACTTTCCAGTCGCTTCTACTGACTAGCAAATTACCTAGTGTTAGGTTAGTAGGAGAATCAATCTCACCGCTGTCTGCATTTACGCTGATGTGCTTGTTTTGTAAACCAATAAATCCTGTGCCGCTTGTAGGGCTTACAGTGATTAAGGTAGTTGGAATTTGTCTGTACTCAGGCACACTATATTCTTTGTAGAAGCTATTAAAACGTTTATCGCCAACGTTATACAGAGAAATGTTACCCTCATAACCTTGAGTAGTAATACCTTCAATAGCTTGAATAATAGCTGTGTTGCTATAATAACAAATTGTAACCTCTTCTGATGCAAGCGGAGCAGTTCTAAATGTAATGATATGAGTATTTGCTGCTGAAGTGTTTGCAGCAAAGCTGAAATCAAACGCTGGTGCAGGTGAAGTGTTACTACTATCGCCTAATAATCTATTACCGTTCTTATTAACTGTTAAGTCGCCTGCCTTAAAAGCTAAGTTTGATTCAGCGTTAAACAGATTGTTAGGGATAAATGTTAGCGTATCTGCTGCTGTAACAACTACTGCTTGAGTGAGTGTTACAGTATTTGCAGTAGCATCCACTGACTCTACAGTTGAATATGCATTGCCGGTGAATACAATATCACCTACTGTAATATAAGAGTTAGGTGTTGCAGTTAGACTAATAACGGTTGATGCAGCATTAGCACTAACCACGGCGGTAGTTGTAACTAACGAATTAGCCGGAAATACTTTTAAGTCGGAAGTGGTTGAAGTGTTTGCGCTAGGTAACCAACTTGCTACTTTTGTTACTCCATCAAAGTAGCCTTTGCTAAACTTCTTAAAAGGAACAGTAAATGCTATAATATTGTTATTAGCAATGCTTTGCGTAAAATCTTTCGCGCCAACTGTGGTCTCAAAAGTGCTCTGCGAGTTAAAATCGCCGCTTACACCAATGCTAGGGTCAGCACCAATGAAGACCTGTCTAGTATCAGTTGCAAAACCAATTTCGCCCGGACGTAAGGGTTGTGGAAGGTCTTGCTTTAGACCCCTACGATTTTGAATACGGGAAATAATTACTTTGTTGTTATCTTCAGCCACTGTTAAGTCTCCTAACGCTTAACAGTATTTATCACTTTTGAGTTCAGCGACTGTAGTACTGTGCGAGGCGTTCGCCCCATAGGTTGCAGTAATGGTCGAACTCGTCGCCCTTAATAATATAGTCTGCAAACTTAGCTTCTCGATCTACCATCAAAATACTAACTTTACGAATGTTTGTGCCAAACATTTCGTTGTGTGCTAGTGCATATGCACAGCCCTGTAAGAAATAGTCCTCAATCCATTCACGCTTTTTCAGCTTCTTAGCTGTTTTAAAGTCAATGATGCTATCTTCGCCCTCGTAAACACCTGTTGCATCGCTAGTGCCTGCGTAAAGTCCTGTGGCAATAAGACCTACTTCTGTACCCCACAATTCATTAACTTTACTGAATCCTTGTTCAATCATAACACCGGACATCTTACGTGCTAAGATGCTAACCATGTTATTGCCAAAGTTATCCCACTCCTCGCCTAGAATATACTTTTCTAGTGCGTTGTGAACTTTAGTACCTAGGCCGGCTGCTTGCTGGGTCTGGCGATTGGCTTCTTCTTCACCGATGCGCTTCTTCCATTCAAAGAGGTGAGTTTTATCAGCCGTGCTGTCGAGAACAGTAGTTACGCTGGGGACAGGTTCAGCATCTTCGCCGATATACTGTCGCCCAGCTGGTGTTTGTAATCTTTTGAGTTGTGGATAATTGTATTTGTTAATAAGCATGTCTAACTATAACATACTTAACAAATAATGTCAAAGTTTATTTAAAAAATGGTAAAAACTTTTTTACGTTATCGATGTACTTTTGTAGATACTTTGCTTGAAAGTTCTTTGCGAACTGAGGTTGTGGGAAATTCCAACCAATAAATGCGCCAACTACTACCCAAAATAATGTTTCTAACATGTTAATGCCTCTTTATAGTTACCAACTAATGTTCCACTGAATAGTAGTATTAGTTGCGTCATTAGTGGCAATGCTTACGCCGTAGCCTAAGCTAGTGAAGTAGTTTCTAACAAAATTAATCTGATCTAATTTTGTAGGATCGTTTGTAACACCGTTATATACAAAGTAATAGGTGTTGCTAGTTGTCATTGTTGTGCCAGATGATACGTTAGCATAAAGCACGCCAGCGTCAATATTACTTAATACAGCATTTTCAATGCTGCGAACTTCAGCATGAATAACACTATTGTTTCTAGTGTTTAATCTAGCCTGAGTTGCATTAACAAAAATATTAGCCATTACAGATCTGCCTTAACATCCTTCATTGCTTGATTGCCAGCTAGCTTGCCAACATCTGTAGTCTGTTCTGCGTCTGTGTTCATATCGTTTGGTAGTTCGCCTTTAGGGACAATTGTCTGGGAATCTACACTACTAGCGAAACCACTCTTATCAACTGCTTGAATTAATTCATCAGTTGTAGTAACAAAGCCCTGCTTGGCTAACAAGGCTTTAAATTTTTCAGTGTTGATCTCTTTAATGTCTTTAGCCATATAGCGAGCCAATAGGTCTTGTACAGCGACAATTAACTCGCCGTAATAACCTTCGCTAAGGATGATCTCGCGAATTCGCATTTTATACTTCAGCTCTGCCTAGTGGTTCTTCTTCTGGGCCTGCTGCTGCTGGCTCATTGATGTCCATTTCAGGTTCTTCTTCTGGCATAGCTGGTTCTTCTAATCCGCCACCTAGCTCACCAGTGTCACCTAGTCCACCAGCAACTTCTTCGCCTGTAACAGAACCAATTGCTTGATCTAGGCCTGACTTAACGTTCTTAGTTGCTTCTAAGTGACTTGCTAGTAAACCGTTAACGCTGTCAGTAAAGCTCTGTGCAGCTTGTGCGCCCATTTCGCCGCGCATCTTGTCTGCGATAGCTGGAACGTCTTCGTTCATCATACGACCAATGCGTTCAATTTGATCCTGCACGTCATCAGCAAGAGCACGAACTGCCATTACTACTTCAGCTTGTTCAACATCAACATCTTCGTTTAGAATGCTGTCAATAATATCGTTGAACATGCTTTCGTTCTTTGCGCCAGCAATCTTATGAGCAGTATCCTTGCTCATCTTTACAGGATGCATCTTACCTGAGCCTTTAGGGAATTCAAATTCTTTTTTACCTGATGCTGCTGCATCTGCTGCTGCTTGGTTATATGCATTCTGTTCTGCAATCTTACGACCAAACATTTGAATGCCTGATAGTAGTGCTGCTTCATCTAGGCTGTTTAGGAATTCAACTACAGCATCACGACTCTTGCCGCTTACCTTAGCGAAACCATTTAGCTTTTCTTCGATAGCTTCGTAGCTTGTGGTATCCTTTAGCTCAACACCAGCTTCTTTAGCGAGAAGTCTTAGAACGTGCTCTGCAACGTTCTTTGAAGCTAGTTGGTTGTGTGCTGGCATACCAGTAATCTTGTCGCCGATTGTTGCGCCCATATCGCCGCCGGCTAATGCTTCGCCCATATCGTGTTGCTCTAAGTATTCCTTAGCCGCAGTAATAACGATTGGCATAACATACTCGTCATCGTAAGCATAGCGATTGTCCATTCTGTAACGGTTCATGCATTCGCCTACAGCTTCGTCCATTGTATAGCCGCTGTCCATTAAGCTACGTACAGTTTCCTTAACCATTGAGCACATAGACTCGTGTGCTGGTGATTTGGCGTACATGCCCTCTGCGATCATTGTTTCAACAACATCCTTAATGCCTAAAAACTTAGCATAATCTGGGTCTAGCTGAAACTTCTTATTTGTGCCACGTAGCTTAATAAGTGCCATATTGGTATTTTCTAGGACCTTTTCCAGCTTCTTCTTTGAAGGGAAATTAGTCTTAATTGAAATGCCAAACTGCTCTTGTAGCACCTTGTTAATCTTGGCTACTTTAGTGGTTGGGTTCTGGTTAAATTCTTTTAAAAACATAGTTTGTTCTCGCTAAATGTTTTACTAATTACAGTTATTTATCACTTTTAGGTGTCAATCCTAAAGTTGTCAATTTCTCAACTACTGCTTGTGCAACAATCTGGTGTACATTTTGTCCGAAATGCATCAAATCCCTAGCTAAGTCTATATCAGCTTCGTTAAGCTGTAGATCTCCCAGACTTATTTTTAAAAAAGGAATTCCTTTATTTTTTGCATATAATTCTAATGATCTTATTGAATTTTTATAGTGTAGAGCCGATGTTAGTGGTAACCCGTTAGTAAATCTAAACGAGTTAACATCATGCAAATCTTCTTTAATTATATTAGACATTAGTTTTATATTAAATGTGCCTTGTTGTTGTGTTAGTATCTCAATCCTAGTTAACGGAGGTTCAAACACAACTACTGCATCTGGCACATAATCTTCGCTAAACCAGTTTAAAAAATAAAAGGTAGGAATGTTAAGACCAAACGATGGCATACCAAAATTCCAGCACTGTTGTTTAAAATATTTAGATACTAGTTGTGGCCAAGACATCGATTCGATCATGCCAGTACCATATGTAAAGCTACATCCAATAAACAAAATACCTGATTCAGTAGAACTAAGCTGATCGCACCTTAGCCCAAATTTATTAATCCTGTATTGAATTTCAACTAGGTTACCGGTTTCATCGAGCCAGTGGTTTGAACTTAATTCCTGATTTGTATGCGGTGTAGCAATCATCATATTCAAACGTTCTTCGTTGTCTGATGTGTTAAAAGAATAATAGTTGTACTCTTGATTTAGATCAACATCAGTATGACTATGCGGGTCATGCAATCCTGTAGAATTAATGATGATAGCGTTAGAAAATTTTTCTCTGTTACTAAAAAAGCTATCGGCTCCAATAGATGTAGTGAAGCCGTGTTTAATAGATGATAGATTTTCTTTACTAGGAATATGTTGGAACATTATTCGTTAGCAACTTTTACGAATAGTGTTTGCAGCCATCTTTAAATATTCAATAGAGATATCTAACCGTGTAATAGTTACATGGCGTTTAAAAGTGTCCTTAGTACTCTTTATAGTATGCTTGTAAAATAAACAATCATAATAGTGCTTAGAGTATACATTAATATAATGCTGGATTGTAGCTATAGGTAGCTTTTTTCTAGATTTATTTAATGAGTCGCATAAAAAACGTGCTAGACTCTTACTAGGTATTTTAGTTACTACAGGCTTCTTAGTATAATAATCCAAAATGTCAAAGTCTCCAAGGTTAGGAGAAATGACAAAAACAGGCTTTTGTGCAACATTAGTTGCAAGATCAGTTAGCTTTTGTGCAAGCACTGCTTTTTTAGATTTACTCAGTTTCATACTGATATTTATTCAGCGGTTTTATCTTCGCGTTTGCTTTTTGGAGTGCGCTTCTTTTTAGCCTTATAAATGCTAGGATTTGGACGCTTAATAACAGCGCCTAGCGGCTGTGCTACTACTGCAATACCACCACTAGTAGTTTCAGTTATAATTTCATTAATTTTCACTTGATGTTCCCCCACAAATCATATCACTTGCTTTAGTTTTCCATACATTAGGAAGTAACCCATGTACTAGTAAAACACCTGCAATCTTCCATGCCCTCAACAAGTGTTCAAAATATCCATAACCTGTATCCGACAAATGGCCCATACTACTTACCTCTATCTTATCGGTTCTCTATTAAAAATATTTTTGTCGCTACCTAAAGGATAAAATCCTTCATGCTCTAAATATGCCCAGGAAATTAATGAATATCTATTTCCTGCTGTAACTGGAGTAACTTCGTGGCAGCATGTCGATTCCATTGCAACAAGGTAACCTGCAGGTGCGCTCACATCTTCATAATCAGTTAATGCGCTTTCTTCGTCTTTGGCTATACGTAATCTGCCGCCTTCAAAGTCATCATTTAAAATTACAGAAACAATATAAAGTCTAGGATGCTTGTGCCATAATGCTGTAGGGACATCGTATGCTTGCCAGTACCACTCACTAAACATACGGCCAACCTGAGTGTTATCAACGTGTGGAGCGCAATAGTTACCTACACCGTATTTAGATAAGAACACTTCGTATGTTCTAATTTTGTTTTCAAAGTTATCAACGTTAACATGGTCGTGTACTAAATCGGGCTGATTTTCAAACCAACGTTTTTGAAAGTTAAACAATGCATTAGTGGTAAGACCCATGTTATCACAAATATCTTGGTGTGCATCTAACAACTTATTCTTAAAGAAGTTGTAAGGCTCTTCACTATCCGTCATAGAAAGAACATTTTGCTTTCTATTTAAAATACGACCATCTCGTGTTTTATAATCGCTAGCGATTCTTGCAGGCTGTTGTGCATCATAATAGTCAATTAGATATTGACATTCTTCTTTAGTTAAAAATGGTCTAGCGTAGTACTGTTTCATATGTGTCCTATTTTTTACCCGATTTCATGTTAGCGCACCAGTGTGCCATACGTTGTTTTTCACCGGAGCTGTTTTTTGCTATCTGTCGTAATTTACTTACTGATTGTTTGCAGTTAACGCCTGTTCTTTTGGCTAAACCTTTGCGGCCGGGCTTTTTACCGTCAGCAAAATTCTCATCTACTTCACCTACTGGAATAACTTCAAGTACTTTAACTTGGCTAGGGTCTAGGATAACATAACTTAAATTACCTTTGTCCTCATAGCGGTTCTTATACACAAAACCGTCAAAACCTAGCTCTTTTACCTTTGCTATAAGTGCTGCACGAAGTTCTGCAGGATCCTGTAGCATTGTAATCTTTTCCATATCTTCTTGAGATAGTAGTTTCTTATCTCTCAAATCAAACGCATACACACGATCATAGTGATTTCCAGCAAAATCTTTAATTGTAAACGGATTCTGTATGTTTAGCTGAACTTTATAAATCTTGCCGTTCTTATTCTTTTTGTAGTCCATACGGTCACGTGCCGCTTTCTCTGTTCCAAAATGGGTTAGAGGACGAAACTGACT